ATGATACGGCGACCACCGAGATCTACACCTAAGCCTTCGTCGGCAGCGTCAGATGTGTATAAGAGACAGGTAGTGGCGCATGCGTTCGATCAGTTTCGTCAACGATGCCATATGCTCTCCTTTCTAATCGTGGTTGAACAGGTCCTTCGGTGGTTCCGGCGGCGGTGGCGGGGCGCGCCGGTAGATGTGGTCGACCAGCTGCCGGTTCCATTGCCACAGGCGCTGGTTGTCGGCTTGCATCTGCTGAGCGATCCGGTAGGCGTCGAACCGTGATTTCATGGCGCCGGCGAAGCTCGACACGGCCGCGCCCAGCACGGTGCCGGCCACGCCGACGACGGCGATGAGGACATCCATCGGCATGGCTCACTTCTTCGTGTAGACGAACACGATCCAGAAGGAGATGTTGCTGGTGTTCGAGCTGCCCTTGCGCACGACGATCTCGCCCGGGGTGACGGTCACCTCGCAATGCCAGTAGGCGTCGGTCGTCAGATACGGTTGCAGGCCGCCGCCGGCGTCCGAGGTGATCACGCGGTAGTCGAGCAGCGTGTTCATGTTGGCGATGCCGGGGGCGGTGCGCGAGTTGTTGGCCTTGTTCTCGTATTTTCTGACCTGCATCCAGATCTTGCGCCCGTCCACCCACTTGCGGCCGGTGTAGACCTCCTTGTCGAGCTCGTAGACGCCGTTGAATCCCTGGTCCTCGAGCATGGTCCTGACCCATTTGGACCCGTCCCACTGGTAGGGGCCGGCGTCGTCGCCCGAACCGGTCACGTAGCCGGCCTGGCCGACCACGCCGGTGAGCTTGTTCAACGCGGCGAGGCTGGTCGCGGTCCGGGGCGTGCTGCCCGCGGGCGTGGCGCGCCGGTCCACCTCGTCCAACGCGCGTTCCATGCCGGTGGCGAGGGTCTTGAGATGGTCGGGCAGTTCGGACACGAGGTCCTCGCCGGACGGGTAGCCGATGCCGTAGATGGGCGTCTTGTCGCTCATGATGTGTCTCCTTAGCTTTTCGGGGTCTTGCTGATCTCGCTGACGCTGCCCAGTTCGCTGACGGTCAGCGTGTGCAGCATCAGGTATGTCGCCGGATAGCCGGCCATGTCGTTCCAGGTGAGCGTGTTGGCGCCCTCCATCTGCAGCAGGGGCCATAGGGTGACCTCGTGGCGCAGGCGTGACCGGCCGTCCTTCCACGTGAACGTGAGGGTGCCGCCGATCGTGGTCCACGCGCCGGAGAACGCGGGCCTGCCGTCGCTGCCGGTGAGCCTGCCGGCCAGGCTGTCGGTGAGCACGATCGGCCCGCTCGGCGCGCTCTGGTAGAGGTAGGGGCGGCGTGCGGGGTCGGTGCGCAGGCTGTCGAACGTGACGGAGGAGGGTCTCAGGCGCATGTTGATGGCGTGGAGCCATGCCGCGGCCTTCGCGCGCGCCGTGGCCGACGGGTTCCACACGCCGCCGGCCCATAGTCCGCCGCTGGCGTCCGTGGCGGGCACGTCGCTTTCCAGCGTGAGGCTTTTCTGCGTGGCCTTCAGGTTCGCGGGCAGGCGTCCCTGGTCGCCCAGCGTGGTGTCCGCGTCCGCGTATTCCAGCACGCCGTCGGAGGATTTGACGGCTTTCGTCCTGATGACGATCTGCGTGTAGGGTTCGGGCACGTCGTAGCCGGTGTCGGCGGCGATGTCCCGGCCGCTGACGGACGTGCGGACCGGGATGTCGTCCTTGTAGTTCTGGCTCTCGACCCACAGGTGGCCGTCGGCGTCCAGGCCGATGGGCACGGGTTCCGCCAGCGGGCAGTAGCCGATGTAGCTTTCTGCCTTGCGCGGGTACTCGCACCACAGGGGCATCTGCGAGGCCGTCGCGTACATGCGGTGCAGCAGGTCGAGCATGCTGGGATAGTCGGTGGTGTACGAGGTGACGGACGGCGGCTGGTCCAGGTCGTCGGCGATGACGGTGGGCGCGCCCGCGGCCTGCGCGCGCCGTTTGAGTTCCGCGACGCGCTGGGCGGGCGTGCCCACCCAGTGGTGGCCCGCGTATCTCGCCTCGCCGCTGGCGGGGCCGGCGGACTGGAGGCGTTTCCACAGGACCATGCGGCTGGTGGCCGACAGGGCGAGCAGCCAGCCCTTGGCCGTGTGTTCCACGCTGCCGCCGTTGGACAGGATGCCATCGAAGAGCGTGACGGCGGGCGAGGCGGGGTTGGAGGGGACCGGCGGCGTGTAGGAGGCGTGCAGGTCCACGGTCCTGGTCGCCGGATAGGACGCGTACGTGCGCTCGGGCATGTCCGTGTAGCGGGGCTGCTGGCTGACCTGCAGGAGCACGCGCGCGCCCGCGAGGGTCGCCGCGCGGCCGGCGAAATGCCCGGTCGTGTCGCGCAGGGTGAACGTCATCACGGCCGGGTCGGGCTGGCTGGCTGGCGAGTCGGTGCCCCACCGGATGCTGAAGCCTTCCAGGGCCGCGAGGTCGCGCCGGTGGTCGTTGAGCAGTTCCGGACCGGCCCCGTGGTCGATCCAGAGGAATGGCTGCTGCATGTCGTCTCCCCTATCTGCGTCTGTCCGCGTACCTGTCGAGCAGTCGGCCGATCTCGCGGGCGAGGCCCTCCTCGTCGAGGATCTTGCCCTGGATGGTCACGTTGTATATGGTCGCGCCGGCCGCGGCCGTGTCGGCCGCGTTCATGCGCAGGTCGAGTTTGCCGAGCCTGGCGTTGGCGCGTCGGATGGCGGCCGTCACGGACGTGTCGAATCCCTGGTCCAGTCCCTTGGCGAAGCCCTGCATGATCAGCCGGCCGTTGTCGGTCAGCAGGACCGCGTCGTAGGCGGGCGGGCCCTTGTGTTCCTTGATCCAGTCGCCGATGCCGCCGATCCAGCCGGTCACGTTGCTCCACGCGCCCTTGAGCCCGTTGAGGAAGCCGTTGATGATGGCCGCGCCCGCGTCCTTGAGGATCGAGCCGGCGTTCGAGAAGAAGCCCTTGATCTTGCCCGGTATGGAGCCGAACCATTCGACCACGCCGTTCCACACGTTCCTGGCGCCGTTGGCCGCGCCGGTGAACACCGAGCCGATCCTCGAACCCAGGGTGGTGAAGAAGCCGGCGATGTTGTTCACGCATGCGCCGAGGAAGCCGGTGAACTGCTGCCAGACCTGCCGGCCGGTCTGGGTCTGGGTGAAGAAGTAGGTGAGTCCGGCCACGAGCGCGGCGATCAGGGTGATGACCAGCATGATCGGGTTCGCGGCCATGACCGCGTTGAGCAGCGCCTGCGCCGTCGCGGCCAGCTGCATGGCCGTGGTCACGGCGGTCACCGCCGCGACGGCCCCGCCGACCGCGGCCACCAGCGGGGTCACGAGATCCAGATTCCGGCCGATCCAGTCGCCCGCGGTCTTCAGCCAGCCGCCGACTGCCTGCGCGGCCGTGGCCAGCGTGTCGAGCACGTTGCCGAACGCGGTTCCCGCGGGCTGTCCTCCGGTCATCGCGTTAACGACCGCCGTGATGCCGTCCCACAAGGATTGCAGGCCGCCGCCGACCGACCGCGCGGCAGACTGCAATGCGGTGAACGCTCCGGTGTCCCTGACCTGCGCGAAGAACGCCTGCAATCCCTGCACGCCGTTGGCGGCCAGGCCGGTCACGGCCGTGCTGGCCGTGTTGATCGCGCCGGTCACGGCCGGTTTGAACAGGTTGAACGCGTCGGTCAGGCCGCCGGTCACGGCGGCCTCGAGGTTGCCCATGGCTCCCTCGATGGTCTGGGTGCTGGTCGCGGCCTGTCTGGCCACGTCGGTCATGCCCAGGTCCAGCAATGCCTGGTTGAACCCGTCGGCCGTGATCTCGCCCTTGGCCATCGCGTCGCGGAAGTTGCCCGTGTACGCGCCGGCCTTGAGCAGGGCCTCCTGGAGTTTGCCGGACGCGCCCGGGACCGCGTCGGTCAGCTGGTTCCAGTTCTCGGTGGTGAGCTTGCCCGCGCCCGCGGTCTGGGTGAGCATCATCGCGACGGATTTGAACGTGTCGGCGTTGCCGCCGGCCACGGCGTTCAGGTTGCCGGCCGCCTCGGTCAGCTCGGTGTAGTTGCCGATGCCGTTGGCGGCCAGCTGCGCGGTGGTGTTCTGGATGGTGGACAGGTCGTACACCGTGTCGTCGGCGTACTTTCTGGCGGCCTGCGCGGCGGCGGTCACGGCCGACGAGTCGATGCCCGCGAAGCTCATGGTGTTCATGAACTTGTCGGTGCCGTCCGACATGGCGATCACGTCTGAGGTGAAGCCCTTGACCGTGTCCCACAGCGCGGTCACGCCCTTGACCGCGAGACCGCCCAGGGCCGAGCCGAACGCGGCGGCCTTGGTGGTGGTCCTTTCGAACGCCTTGACGGCATCGTCGGCGTTGCCGGTGATGCGCACGCTCATGATCGCGCTGTGTGCCACGGTTCACTCCTCCCGCGATGATTCTTCGGCTTCCTTGAGCAGCTGGTTCAGTCCGGTGCCCCAATCCAGCTCGTCGGCCTCGTTCCTCCACTGCCATGGCGTGCCGCCGAAACGGCTTGCCAGGAGGAACGAGAGACGGCCGAGCGAACCGTCGGGCCACGCGGCTAGTCCGTAGGGTTTCCCTCTTCCGTCTCCTCCTTCGCGGCCGCGGCGAAGTCGAAGGAGGATACGGTGTCGAGCCAATGCTCGAAGTCGGGCAGGCTGCGGCCGGCCATGCGCAGCGCCGCGTACACGGCGTACGCGCCGCAGCGTACCGGGGACTGCTGCACGGTGCCCCAACCGGCTTCCAACGCGTGGGCCTCGGCCTTGCAGGTGGCGCGCATCGTGATCGGCACGATCTCGCTGGTGCCGTCCTCGTAGGTGATTTGGGTGGTTGCCATGTCATTTTCCTTTCACTTGTTTCATGGTCTTTTCGATGAAATCCTTGTAGACCTTTTGCCATTGGCTTTCCGTCGATGCGACGCCGTCGTTGACGAACAGCCTCGGCCTGATGTGGCGTGCCGGCCATCCGTAGTTGATCGGGCCCGCGTACGGGACGGCCTTGCGTCCCGCCCGGATGACGCCGGCGCGTCTGGTCGCGCCGACGCGGAGGCTTCCGGCCAGTCGGCCGGACTCGCCGCGCGGCGCGAGGTTGCGGACCGCGGGCAGCGCTATCTGCGCGGCCTCGCGGTTCACTTCCCTCAGGTCGTCCATGTCCGCGCCGGCCTTGCGCATCGTCTGCACGAAGCGTCGCTGGCCGACGACCATCAGCGCCTTGTCCGCCATCACTTGCCCTCGTATGTGGCGTGGGCGACGTTCGTGACGGCGAAACTCAGATCGTTCGTGTTCTTGGACTTGACGTCGCCGCCGATGGCGATTGGCGCGATGGTGACGTTGAAGGTCCACTGGATCTTGCCGTTCTTGTTCGGAACGAACTGGGCCGGCAGCGTCTGGCCCTGGTGGTCGAAGAGCCAGACGGCCAGACCGTCCTCGCTGAAGTCGTCGCCCACGGTGCCCTCGAACGTCCATGTGGTCGAGGTGTTGGCCTCCTCGGACCCGTCCAGGTACTTGGTCGGGTCGTCGGACGAGTTGGAGGGGTTCAGCTGCGCCTTGGTCAGGTCGGCGCTGAAGTCATGGCCGGTCGCGCCGTCCGTGATCTTGAAGATGCCGGGGCCCAGGGTCCTGATCCTGCCTGTCATGTTCTTCCTGCTTTCTATTCTTCGGTTTCGATGATTTCCAAGGGGTTCAATGTGACCTGGTAGGCCGCGAGGGTGCCCGCGCCCGCGAGGTTCCAGCCGACGTGCTGGGCCTTGTTCACGTTCAGGCCCTTGGCGGCCAGCCGGTCGATGGCGTCGATGATGTCGTCGAGCGCCGTGGCCTGGGTGGCGGGCGTTCCCGCCACGAGATCCAACGTCCATGTGATGTCGGGCACCCCGTCCCATGTGGGGTATTCCACGTAGGGCGGTTCGACGTATATGGCGACCCTGCCGGGCTGGGGGTGCACCAGCGCCGAGTCGGTGGATACGGACGCCACCAGGTCGTCGAGCATGTCGGTGAGCGTGGCCATGAGGGCCGTGCGTTGGACGAGCACCATCGAGGTCACGCGATCACCATCCCTCCGGTCAGGATGTTCGCGGCCTTCAGTTTCGGCCAGACCGAGCGGAGCGGGTCGGTCGAGATTCTGAAGGGTTCCACGGTCGTGTCGGACACCTGCATGACGCCCAGGCGGGCGTCACGCATGTTGAACAGGTCGGCCGCGCACGCCACGATGCAGTCGGCCAGCAGTTCGTCTTCCACCTGCGTGCCGCCGACGGCGGCTGCCATGTAGCGTTGCGCCGCGGTGAGTTTGACGGCCAGCCGGTCGTCGTCGCCGGCCGGCACGCCTACCTCGTCGCGCAGGCGTCGCAGGAGTTCCTCGTCGCCGATCATGCCGCTGCGAACTTCACCGGGATCAGGCCGTCGGCAAGCGTGGTGGCGACCGACAGGTAGCCGTATACGCTGTAGTCGTTGGTCAGCTTGGTGACGCTGCCGTCGGTGAGTTGGGTTGGGCCGCCGGATTCCCATACGGTCACGCTCGCGGGGTCGATGAACGCGGCGGTGCCCGCTTCGGCCTTCGGCAGCATGACCACCGGCACGCGCATGAACTCGCCGGCCACGCCGGTCAGGTCGAAGCTGCCGATCGTGTCGGAGCCGTCGCCGGAAAGGTTGAAGAACCGGTCGCCGGTGTCCTTCAGGCCGACGAGCGCCTTGAGCACGTCCTTGGAGACCGCCAGCCGGGTCAGTGCCACGTTGCGGTCGTCGGCCATTTCGGCCGCGTCCACGATCAGGCCCACCCAGTCGTCGATGCCCATGTTGGCGAGGGTCTTGGCCGTGTCGATGTGGTTCGTGCCGTCGCGTTGTGTCTTGATCTCCCCGTACAGGTGGTCGCGCACGGCCTTCTCGGTGACCTTCGCGTACGCGTTCTGGAGCGCGCGCAGGGCGGTGTTGAGCATGGGCGTGGTGGACCGTTCGATGACCTGGCGCGACAGGGACGTGTAGCCGCCGTACGTGTTGATGTCGGCGCTCTTGGTGCCGAAGGTGAGCTTGCCGAAGGTGAGCGCGTCGCCTTCATTGGCCTGCTTGGCCGCCACGGTGGTGTCGGAGGTGACCACATGGTATTCCATGCTCATGCCGGTGGCCGGCAGGCTGTCGTGGGTCAGCAGGTTCGAGACCTTGCGGCGTTCGGTGATCAGGCGTAGGTCGTCGGCGATCCAGGTGGCGGTGTTGCCGGTGTCGCCGGTCACGATCAGGTCGCGGCATTCCTCCATGATCTTGGCGGCCGCCTCGTCGCCGCGGGCAAGCGCCTGGAGGTATTCGCCGCGGCTCCGGTACTCGCCGCCGACGATTCTCGGGGTCTCACGGCCGCCGGCCGTCTTGGCGATGGCCGCCTTGAGGCCGCGCTGCTCATCCTGCATGGATTTGAGCAGGTCCATCATCTCGTTGTCGTCCATGGTGGTTTCCCTCCTTGTTTCCTTGGTTTCCTTGAGCGTGTCCGAATCCCTCTGGCCGGTGAGCCTCGCGTTCTGGTAGGCCGGCCATGACACGATGCTGGTCTCCAGCAGGCGTACGCGCCTGCGGTGCGTGATGCCGGCCTTGTCCCTTTCGCTTTCGATGGGGATGAATCCGACCGAGAAACTGTCGAGCACGCCGTCGCGGACCAGGGTCACGGCGTCGCGGCCCTTCGCGGTGTCGGACACGCGTGCGGTGATGTGCAGGCCGTCCTCGCGCGACTCGCCGCCGATGATACGGCCGATGACCTCGCCGTGCTGGTAGCACAGCTTCGCTTGGTCGAGATCGTCGAACACGCAGTCGCTGTCGAACGTCTCGGGGCCGTCCCACGTGTCGATGACGTCGCCGTAGGGCACGGCGATGCCTTCCAATGTGCGCCCGTCGCTCTCGTCCTCGGTTCGTAGGCTCAATCCTCGCACCGCTATCTCATGCCTGTTCATGCTTCGCTCCGATCCGCGCCAGTTCGTCGGCGCTCAATGATGGCATCCTGATCTTTCCCCTCACGTCGTTGACGGTCAGGAAGCCGGCCTCTATCGCGGTCTTGTACGCGTTGTACCGGTCGCTCATGTTGGCCCGCTGGCTGCTGTCCCAATCGAACTCGGCGGTCCGTCCGCGTGGCAGCAGCCGGTTGAACACCTCCTCGATCTCTCCCGCGTAGGCCGCCAGCGTGTAGTCGGCGAACTCGATCCACGACTGTTCGATGTTCGAGTAGGTGAGGTTCGAGCCATCGACGGCGGCGAGCATGATGGATGCGGGGATGCCCAGCAGTCGGGCGATCTGCGTGGTGTCGAACTTCTGGGTTTCCAGGAATTGCAGGTCGGCGGGCTTCAGGTCGAGCGGCACGTATTCGAGGTCGTCGCCGATCACCTTGACGTCGCCGGCCCCGCCGTCCGTCTTCCATGCCGTCTTGGCCCGCTTCGCGGTTTCCTCGCTGACGGGCTTCTTGGTGTGCAGGTAGCCTTTGAGGTTGGATCCGTCGCTGTAGAAGCGGGTCTTGTAGTCGCGCGCCATCTGCGCGGCCTCGACTTCCTCGCGGGCCGCGGAGATGGGGCCGAGGCCGCGCAGTCGGCCGGGTACGTTCAGGAACTTGCTGTGGACGATGTCGTCGGGCCCGTAGGTGCGGCCGAGATAGCTGTAGCGCAGGTCCGGGCTTGCGGGATCCTTGCCTTGGTCGGTCACGGTCACGTACTGGGGAGGCAGGAGCTCGCAGGTCACGATCTCGCCGTCGAGACGGATCAGACGGGTGAACGCGTTGCCGTCCAGCACGAGCGATGCCACGAGGTCGGCGAGGAAGTCACGCCGGGAGCGCGTCACGTCCGGCTGGGCCACCAGCGCGGAGACATCGGGGAGCTTGACGCCGTTGCGCATCTCGTATACCGGCAGGCCGGCGATGGCGGTCTGCAACACCTGCACGCCACGGAACACGGTGGACAGCTGCAACGGCTCATACGTCGTGGAACGCGCCGGCGGTCTGACGCCGTCGGGCATGTCCACGTCATCGCCGCCGCGGGTGAGCACCCGGCCGGCGAGTCTCATTCGCTGCCAAAGATTCATGCCTGCCATCATGCTCGCGGCGGGCCCTCACCGCCAAGAATCCGGTGCCATATGGGGACATACGGTGCCATACGGTGCCATATGGGGACATATGGGGACATTTAGTAGATCTGCAGGTCGGTATCGGTGTCGGGCCGGTGGTTCACGCCCCATGCGGCCAGCATGCAGGCTTCCAAGGGGCTGGTGAGCCCGGTGCTGCCGCGTCGGGTCACCCGCCAGGCGTCGCCGCTCCATGTGCGTGCGCATTGCGCCGCGCTCTCGTCCAGCTGCATGTCGGCGGCGTGGCGGATCAGCCGGTTGTGCAATCCGCTGACGAATGCCTGGCCGATGGCGAGGTAGTCGCCCGCCTGCATGGGCACGAACTGGATGACGGGCTCGCCCACGTCGTCGGTCTGTGAGCGGAGTCGGTCGTGCAGGTCGGCGTTGGGCCCGCGGTCGTCCATGACCAGGGGAGCCTTGTACCGTTCGCACAGTCGCATGATCTCGCCGGGCGCGCGTCCGGTACCGTCCAGGACCTGGAGCAGTTGCACGGTGACGGTGCCGTCGGCGTCCCTGATCCCGGCCGCCAGTGATGTGTGCGTGGCGTCCACGTCCACGGCGGCGGAGAACACGAGGGGCCGGCCGTCCAACCGGTCGGGTCCTATGGGTGTGGCCACGGTCGCCTGCCACAGGGTCTCGTCGATGACACGG